AGACAAAGGAAACATTAAAGATGTGCCACATGGATTAGATTTTGTAAATCAATTACAACCAAAATCATTTGAATTTAAACCAGATAGAGAGGTAGAAGATACGGATGGAATTGAAAGATATGGATTCTTAGCTCAAGATGTTTTAGAACTTGAAGGAGACAATCCTGTTGTAGTAAATAAAAATGATGAAGATAAATTAAAAATGACTAATGATTATTTAGTGCCAATATTAGTAAATGCAATAAAAGAACTAAAAGCAGAAATAGAAATATTAAAAAATAAATAATTAACTTTATAAAAAATTAAATTATGGCAAATTTTTATAAGTGGACAATAAATCAAATGAATGCCCGTATTGAAGAAGATGGGAATAAAAATGTAATATTTAATGTACACTGGACATATACTGCTCAAGATGATAAAGATGCGAAATACTCCGCTAGTACAATAGGAACTTACTCTTTGGAGTACAATCCTTCAACACCCTTTATACCTTATGCAGATGATGAGGCATTTGAAAATATTGTTATTGGATGGTTAAAAGACGGTTTGCCTGTTGCTGATATGGAAGCAAATTTATCTAAACAAATAGATTTAGAAAAAAAACCTATTGATGAAGACTTATATTTTACATGGGATAATCCACCAGTACCACCTATTGAAGAATAATATTATTTTACTATATTTGTTTTTTATAACTTAAATTAAATCTAATACTATGGCAAAAATTACAGAAGAAGAATTAAAAAGACTTCAAGGCATGAATGCTGAGTTTACAAAAACTAAACTAGCACTTGCAGATTCATTACTTCAACAAAAAGAATTAATGGTTCAAATGGACAATCTAAGATCTGCATTTAAAGTAGATGAAAAAAATCTAATGGAAGCTTACGGAAACGATGTTTCTATTGATTTAGCAACTGGAGAAATAAAAGAAAAAACAGAAGAAGCACAAACTGTAGAAGAGTAAAAATGGCAAGAATAAGTAACACTAGCGTATATCCAAATATTAATCCTGTATTGTCAGATTACTTTGTTTTGACTGATGCTAATGATGACTTATCTACTAAAACTTGTACACTAGAGTCTTTACAACAACTTTATAATGTTGATGTAGTTTCAAAATCTATAACAGTTTCTCCACTTTATCTAAATGTTTTAGCAACTCAAGACTTTGAAATACTTCCTGCACCAGGTTCTGCATATGTATATGACATACAAAGAATTGTCGTTTTTATGGATCCAGGCTCTACAGTGTATGATTTTGCAACAGATTTACCATCATTTGATATGGGATCATTAGCACTTAGTGATATTCAAATATCTACCATGAACTCTTCAACAGATGTTGTTGAAGTAATTTATACTGGAGGTACTACTAATTTTGTGTTACCAACTAATACTTCGGTGGTTTTGTCCAAAGCTGGTAGCAACCCTACACAAGGCAATGGAACGCTTTATGTTAATATTTCTTACAGAAAACTAAAGTTAAATTCAACTTTCTAATCAAATGGACATCCGTAAGATTTCCATAGGAGCAGATTACAAGTCTGGTGCCATGCATTATATTGTAGGGCAAAGTGTTTTAGGAGGTTCATATGTTATTCATTTAATACAACACGACGCCTCTTCTAGTTCATTTAAAATATGGATAGAAAAGAATCAAGAGTTAATTATGTGGAAAGAGTTTAAAAACACAATGCCCATTTCTGTAGAATATAATTTAAACTTTTAATGCAGTCTCCACATTCTTTCATAGTTCGACCAGTAAAAGGAAGAAGGTATGACAATATAAAAGACATAGGTGGTATTGACTTTATAACTAGCGTTTCTAAAGAGGACCACAAAGCATCGAACAGACAAGCAGAAGTTGTGTCTACACCATTAAATTATTCTGGAGATATAAAAAAGGGCGATATACTATTAGTTCACCACAATGTTTTTAAATTTTATTTTGACATGAAGGGTAGAGAAAAAAGTGGTAAAAGTTTTTTTAAAGAAGATTTATTCTTTATTGACAACGATCAGTTTTTTTTATATAACAAAAAAGGTAAATGGTATGGTCATGATAGATATTGTTTTGTAAAACCTATTCCAAAAAAAGATTTTTATTTAAAAGGTGTTGGTGTTAAGGAAGAACCTTTGCATGGTGTAATAAAATACTCTAACAAACAATTAGAACAATTAGGTGTGAATGAAGGCGATGAAGTCTGTTTTACACCTGATAGTGAATATGAGTTTTATGTTGATGATGAAAAATTATATCGTATGTTTACTAATAACATAGCATTAACATTATGATGGATAGTAAAAAAATAAAAGAAGAAATAATTAAAGCTGGTGAAAAAGCAGTTATACAATTAATTAAAGTAGCAAAAGAAGATATTATTAAATACGAAAAAGATGATGAGTTGGCGGCTGACAGATTGAAAAATGCAGCCGCTACAAAAAAACTTGCTATCTTTGATGCATTCGAGATATTAAAAAGAATTGAAGATGAAAAGCAATTAATAGATGGAATTGACATAGTTAAAAATAATACGCCTAAAGGATTTGCAGAATCAAGATCAAAATAGTTTATTTAGAAAGCTGTACAAAATTGTGCCAAACAATGTTATGGCAACAAAGAACAGAGCACGTACATGGCTATATGGTTATAATCCTAAATATGATTTTGTAGTAATTTCTAAAACTGGGCAAATTGATCAAATAATAAATATAAATGGTTTAAATATTGCCTTACCTAAGCCTCCCGCGCGCGTGTATGCGAGAGACAAAAAACAAAAAGAACAATATTGGGAGCCACATGTTTTGCCTAAAGAGTTAAAAAGAATACAGTCTATATTCCATTGGCACGAAACACCACCACAATTTAAAAACAAATGGGTAGATTATATTGAGCAAGAGTTTGACAGGAGAGATGAAGGTTTTTGGTTTATGAATAATGGAGAACCAACCTATATAACTGGCACTCATTATATGTATCTGCAATGGACAAAAATTGATGTTGGTCATCCAGATTTTAGAGAAGCAAATAGATTGTTTTATATTTTTTGGGAAGCATCTAAAGCGGATAAAAGAAGTTTCGGTATGTGTTATTTAAAAATAAGACGTTCTGGATTTTCTTTTATGAGTTCATGTGAGGGTGTAAACACTGCAACAATTACTAAAGACTCAAGAATAGGTATACTTTCTAAAACTGGTGCCGATGCCAAAAAAATGTTTACAGATAAAATTGTACCTATTTCTAACAATTATCCGTTCTTTTTTAAACCCATACAAGATGGTATGGATAAACCTAAAACTGAATTAGCTTATAGAGTTCCAGCTTCTAAAATTACAAAAAAAAATATGTATGTTATAGATGAGGAAGAGTTAGAGGGATTAGACACTACAATTGACTGGAAAAATACATCTGACAACAGTTATGATGGTGAGAAGCTACAGCTTTTACTTCATGATGAAAGTGGTAAATGGGAAAGACCTGAAAACATTTTAAACAACTGGAGGGTTACAAAAACATGTCTTAGGTTAGGTAGTAAAGTTATTGGCAAATGTATGATGGGTTCGACATCTAATGCTTTGGACAAAGGAGGTGCTAATTTTAAATCTTTATACGAAGATTCGGATTGCTTGAAAAGAAATTCTAATGGACAAACAAAAAGTGGTTTATATAATTTGTTTGTTCCGATGGAATGGAATATGGAAGGTTTTATAGATAGATATGGAATGCCTGTATTAAAAACTCCTAAAGAACCAGTTATGGGTATAGATGGAGAATTAATTTATCAAGGAGCTATTGATTATTGGCAAAACGAAGTAGAATCACTTAAAAACGATCCAGATGCATTAAACGAGTTTTATAGACAATTCCCAAGATCTGAGTCTCATGCTTTTAGAGATGAAAGCAAACAGTCGTTATTTAATCTGACAAAAATATATCAACAAATAGATTACAATGATTCTTTAATAATGCAACATCATGTAACCCAAGGAGGTTTTCATTGGAAAGATGGAATAAAAGATTCTAAGGTAATATGGAGCCCAAATAAAAGAGGAAGATTTTTTGTAACTTACATTCCAAAGGCTTCGCTTCAAAATAACGTTATAGAAAGAGGAGGGCATAAACGACCAGGAAATGAACATCTTGGTTCATTTGGTTGTGACTCTTATGACATTTCTGGAGTTGTTGTTGGGAAAGGTTCTAACGGATCATTACATGGGTTGACTAAATTTAATATGGATGACGCACCTAGTAATGAGTTTTTTCTTGAATATATAGCCAGACCTCAAACAGCCGAAATATTTTTCGAAGAAGTTTTAATGGCTTGTGTTTTTTATGGTATGCCAATATTATGCGAAAACAATAAACCACGTTTGCTGTATCATTTTAAAAATAGAGGATATAGGGGGTATTGTTTAAATAGACCAGATAAAAAATATAACAAGTTATCTAAAACCGAAAGAGAATTAGGTGGGATACCTAATAGCTCAGAAGATGTAAAACAATCACATGCATCTGCAATTGAATCCTATATAGAAAAACATGTAGGATTGGATTTAGATGGAACTTATAGAGATAAAGATGTTATGGGTACAATGTATTTTCAACGAACACTAGAAGACTGGGCGAAGTTCGATATAACTAATAGAACAAAATTTGATGCCGCAATAAGTTCTGGTTTAGCAATTATGTCTAATCAGAAACACCTATACACCCCAACTCAAAAACAATCAAAAATAAGCATTAACTTTGCAAGATATAATAACAAAAGTTCAGTTAGTCAATTACTTAAAAGATGAAAGACGTTACAATTAATATACAATCTGCTGCTTTTCCTGATCAATTTGTTTCAGACTCAACAAAAGACACAGTAGAATATGGTTTACAGATAGGACAAGCAATACAATATGAATGGTTTAGAAGAGATAATGGTTCATGTAGATTTTATGATCAG